ACAGGCTTTGTGGTTTCTGCCCAATCCGTTCCTAATATGACTGTTAAGGTTTCTCCAGGAGTGGCATACCTGCCATCTGGAGCAAGGGTTAGTATTACTACTGAAACTACTCTCGTTATATCCAATCCAACTGTTGTTGTTCACTCTGGGGAACAGCACACCACTGATGCTTCTGGTATTTTTACAACCGATTTAAAGCCCATAGTAAAGCAGGATGGTAGCTATGCAAGTGTTTCCGATGTGACTGTTAGACGAGTTTCTGACAACAGCATTGTTTCCGTAGAAAGCATTGATCCCGTTACTGGTACGGTTAATACTACCCTTACGAGTGCTACGACTGTTAAGATTGACTACTATCATGGCCAAGAGAGAATTGATATAGTGGTAATCAATAGTGCTGGGGCACTCCAGGTGGTGGCTGGTAGTCCTGCTGACAGCAATCCCCAGCCACCTTCTACTCCAGCGGGTGCTGTAAAACTGGCAGAAATTAGGGTTAAGCCAAAGCAGGTTATCTGTATTGAAAGCACAGACATAACGAATGTTCGAGAAGTCAAGGGAATATATTTGGACGCAAATTATAACCTTGTTGTTCAGCAGGATTTAATAGTTCTTGGTTCGCAGGTAGTGGGCAATACCGTAAATCAGGACGTTGTAGTTCGTGGTAAGCTGTATAATGATTTGACTGATTCTCCTTTGCTTGTTGATGATAACCTTCAAGTAAACGGAAATATAACGGTTAGCGGAACGGTAGACGGTAGGGATATTTCTGTCGATGGTGCGGTGCTTGATGCCCACTTATTAAAACAAGTTGACACTGCTTCTACTGATACCACAAAGGATAAGCATATATCTAATGCCTTGGCCAAGGGCTGGGAGGATCATAAAAACACTACTGGAAATCCGCACTCTACGCAACATGCTCAATTGTTAAATGTCCTTGGGGCTGATGTTGCTTCCACTGATACAACAAAGGATAAACATATTTCCAATGCGATGGCCAAGAAGTGGGAGGATCACGTCAATTCTTCCCATCTTCAGTTGGGCACGACTTCCACTACTGCTTTCCGTGGTGATTACGGACAGATAGCCTATAATCATGCCATAACCACTGGTAATGCTCATAACACGGATCATTCACAACTTAATGCTATTCTTGGTGCTAATCCTGCTTCTACTGATACGGTAAAAGATAAGCATATATCGGATGTTATGGCCAAGGCATGGGAGGATCACAGGCTTTCGACATCCAACCCACACAATACGACTGCCGCACAAGTAGGGGCTTTAGCGGGAGTTAATGGTGTTACTAATCCTGGCGGCAGTGTGGACTTGGTTGGGGGAGCCAATATATCTATAACCGCTGACACAACTAATAAGAAGATTACAATAGCTGGTACGGGGATATGGCCCAATGCTGATATGCTCGATGGTTATCATGCCAGTTATTTCGCTCCTGCTTCGCATATTGGCACAGGTGGTACTGCCCATGCTGTTGCTACCACTTCTACTGCTGGTTTTATGAGTGCCGCTGATAAAGCTAAATTGGATAGTATTTCGCCTGGAGCTGGTGTTAATCAAAACGCATTTAGTTATGTTCTTGTTGGATCGTATACTATTGCCGCTGATTCTCCTACTGATACTCTTGAGCTTGCCGCTGGAACAGGGGTGGTGTTGACACCAGATGCAACTAATGATAAAATTACAATTGGAATAGACTTTACAGATAGTGTTCATGGAAGTAGGGGAGGTGGTAATTTACATGCTGTAGCGACTACTGCTTCTGCTGGCTTTATGAGTGTTGCCGATAAAACAAAACTTGATGGAATCCAGGCGGGAGCAGAGGTAAACCAAAACGCTTTTAGTAATATAACTGTTGGTACTACCACTATATCGGCCTCTCTAAAGACTGATACCTTTAAACTCCTCTCTGGTTCAAATATTTCCCTTACTCCCGATGCGGCTAATAAAACTATCACTATTTCTGGTACGGGCACTTGGCCCAATGCAGATATGGTTGATAATTACCATGCTGATGACTTTTTCTGCCAAATGTGGATGGGAGTGGTTTAATAAAGCGATTTTATAATAGACTTATAATACTGCTCATTGTTAAAATAAGGAGGGTGTGATAATTCATGCCATATACGCCTACACGTCTTTATATAGGGCAACCTAGAACAAGTAATACAACGCTTTACACTGTACCAAGTGGGAAAAAAGCAATTATAAAACAAATTTTGCTATCTAATACTTCCGCTTCTGATGTCACTGTTACGATTTACTTGGTTCCTTCTGGCGGTACTGCTGGTGCTAATAATATGATTGTGCCTGGTATAACTGTTAATGCTAAAACGGTTGTTACAATTGATATGGCTCAGGTAATGAATGCTGGCGACTTCCTGGTTGGCGTACAGAATACTAGTGGTGCTGTTACTGTGACCATTTCTGGAGTGGAAGTGAGTTAAGGGGGAGGTGAGTTGATAGAAATGATCAAACAGTATCCACCTGGAGATCTTGTGGCGCATTTGGCCGACAAAGCGAATCCGCACCAAGTCACGGCGACCCAGACAGGGGCTTTAGTCAGTGTGGATGGTGTATCTAACGCGGGTGGGAATATAGACCTAGTAGCTGGAGCAAATATAGCAATTACTCCAGATAATACAAACAAACGGATTACTATTTCTGGTACGGGCACTTGGCCCAATGCAGATACAGTAGATGGTCTTCATGTCACTAATTCTAGCACACCAGGGTTACGAAAGATAACGATTTCTACCGCTGATCCTTCGGGAGGAGCAGACGGTGATGTTTGGTTCAAATATGCATAAGGCGGTGGGCTAAATGGGTGTAGCAGTTAATGTTTCGGGAACGTGGAAGAATATTACTAAGGCTTATATCAACATTGGAGGTGCATGGAAGCAAGTCCAAGCAATTTATGCCAATGTATCTGGTGTGTGGAAAAAAGTATGGGCACTTGAGCAATGGATGGCTAAAGCTAGTATGCCCACAGCAAGGAGTAGGTTGGCGGCGGCTACAATCAACGGTAGGCTGTATGCTATAGGGGGTAATAGTAGCAGTACATACCTTACCAATTGTGAGGAGTACGATCCAAACACTAATACTTGGACTGTTAAGGCTTCTATGCCTACGGGAAGGAATAGTTTGGCCGCAGCTGCTCCTGGTAATGGTAGGCTTTATGCCGTAGGGGGGATTGGTAGTGATGGTGTCTACCTTACTACTAATGAAGAGTATAACCCCTCTACCAATACGTGGACAGCTAAAGCTGACATGTCTGTGCGGAAGTATCTCTTGGTAGCCGTTGCGCCAGGTAATGGTAAACTCTATGCTATAGGAGGAATAGGTACTGCCAATGAGGAGTATGACCCATATACTAACACCTGGACTGCCAAAGCTAACTTGCCTTCGAGGCAACTTGGTGCAGGAGGGGCGGCAGTCAGTGGCAAGATTTACGTCATCGAAGGACAAGATGGGGGTTATAACGTCCCCTATTGTAGAGAGTATGACCCCTCTACTAACACATGGACAACTAAAGCCAATTCGCCTCAGATGAGGGTTAGTTTGGCCGCCGCCGCACCAGGTAATGGTAAAATTTATGCAATGGGAGGATATAAGTCTAACGTTAACCTGGAATACAACCCTGCCACTAATACTTGGGCTACTAAAGCTCCCATGCTCACGGCAAGACAGCATCTTGCCGCAGTTGCTCCAGGGAACGGTAAGCTCTATGCTATAGGCGGATATAATTCTGGCTATCTTGCTACCTGTGAAGAGTACGATCCAGGTACGACATAAAGAAGTGTGTTCGGGTGTCAACTACCCCCGAATATATTCGGGGGCTTGCGATGGCGGTAGCAAGTGAAATGCTCTTAAAAGGGGGTAACTATGTAATGCTTACCAAGCTTCAGGTATGGAAACGCCTAAACGAAATGGGGGTTAGTAAAACTTTGACTGAGATCGAAGCGGCTCTGTCTCAGGTTGACCAACAGGCCGTCTTTGATCAGGAGCGTCGTCGGTTCAAGATCGAAGTGTGGGACAAGGTTTCCCCAATTAACGGTGTACCTGCTGAGAAAATCTTGACTCGGGAAGATATGCTGAGTAGTGGTGAGATTTACCTTATTTACATTGATGGTCAATTGCGCTATTTACAGCCACATGAACCCTTTCAGGCAGGAATTGTGCCAATGACTAAAGATAACGTATTACAGATAGCTAATCAGCACGTTGACCAGCTTGCGTGGCAGGCGGCGGACGAAAAGATTTTTGAGATGGTACTGGAGAAGCTATTGGCGTAGTAGGACTTAAATGTGCCACAAAGGGGTGTTGATAAAATGGAAATAAGTAGTATATTGGGGATACTCAATAGTGTGTATGATGCTACTCTTGGTAGCATTCCTGTAATCAAGAGTAGTGGGGCTTGAGGCCAGTAGTACGGTGGGCGTGGTAGGCAAAGTTAACTTAATTGGATTTACGGTTTAAAAGTGGAGGTGTTGTTTATGGATATTAAGAACTATGCTCTGACTATCCGTTTTGATAACCAGCAGGAATATACTATTACCTTTCAATCTACTCCATTAACTAATAATCAAGCTGATACTATTCTTCGTAATGCTGTACATGGGTTAAGCAATATCCAAGGTGTAATGGTCAATCCTCAGCGTGTGTTGTTTGTCCGTTTGATTGAGCTGAATACAACGACTACTGATTCTGAACAAGAAGCAAAGGAAGACGAAAGAGGTTAAAAACTTGGGGAAGGGAGGGGTATGCTGAAACTTTCTTTGAACATCCCCCTTCTTCTCCAGTCTGCATAGGAGGTGCCCTCAATGCATGAACTTTGGCGCAAACTAACTAATTTAATAATGGATTCCCCTATGGAATTGGGAGGTTTTAAATTAACTGCTTTCCCTTCGCCGCCCGATAAGAGAGACTTTAACTTCAAATGGTTTGCTGGTAATAAGCCGTTGCCAAAAAGGTTTATTAGGCGTGATGAAATGCCATCTGTTATGGATCAGGGCAAATATGGAATCTGTGTTAGTGCGGCCAGTTGGGGAGTAAAAATGTGGCAGGAAAGACAACAGAAAAATTTACCACCTTCTGGCCTGTCAAAAATATTTGTTTATTCCCTTTGTAAAAAGCTTGATGGTCTACGGGGACAACCAGGAACTTATCCGAGAGTAGCCGCCAAGGTATTGCAAGAGTATGGTATCTGCTCTGAAGCTAAAATGCCTTTCTCTATGCTTACTGATGATAGATATCCTCCAGAACCACCCCAAGAGGCTTATGAAGAAGCAAAAAAATTTAGGGTACAGAATTATGCCCGCATTGATAACATCGAAGATATAAAAAGGGCTATTGTGGAACAGGGGCCAGTAATGGGTGGCTTATTGGTATGCGATAATTTTATTGAGCCAGAAAATGGTTTTCTTGATATGCCTGAAGGCTATGTACGGGGTGCCCATGAAGTAGTTTTTTGTGGTTTTGATGATGATTTAATATATACCTACAAGAGTGGCGTTACGCGCAAGGGCTTCATTCTCATGTTAAATTCCTGGGGAAACTCTTGGGGATTAAGTGGCTATTCCTGGTTGCCTTATGATTATATAACAAGTCGTACAGAGGAAGGGATTCCGTATTTTTATGAGGCGTGGGCTTTCCTTGATCTGCCGTATCAACTAAAGAGATTCAAGAAGGCATTATTTAAAGTTGGAGATAATAAGGCGATTATTGATGGTAATATTGTAACTTTAGACCAACCTCCTTTTATAACGGATAGTGGGAGAACTGTAGTACCACTGCGGTTCTTTACTGAGAATTGTGGTTATATAGTTAACTGGCAAAAAGATACCAGAATAATTGAAGTATACGATCCTAGCACAAATTAGTGGCCAAGGAGGTTGGTTTAAATGGATATGCAGGAACTAATTGGTTTTAGTCAGGTAACACGAGAAAAGGTAGAAAGGGTTACAGAAGAATTCAACGAGTACCAGAGAAAAATGAATGGCAACTTGGAAAAGATATATGAGAAGATAGATATTTTGGCAGACAAAATAGAGAAGACTAATGAAAAGTTGAGCGAGGTTTTGCTGGCCAGACCTTCCTGGAGCGTGACCGCAATGATTACTTTTCTTACAACCGTTTGTGGGTGCCTATTAACCTTCGTCTTGACAAAGTAGCAGACCTGATTTATAATAGACTTAGAATACACATGGAAGGGACATTAATTTGTCCCTTCCCTAGGTCCTTGGGGGGGTGGTAATATGTCTGGGTTTAAGGTATGTTTAGACCCAGGCCATTAGCGCGGTGGATATGATCCTGGTGCTGTTGGCCCTACTGGGCTTAAGGAAAAGGATGTGGCACTAGACATAACATTGAAGGTAGCTGATATTTTGAAGAAGAGGAATATTGAGGTAATAATGACCAGGACTTCGGATGTGTCGCCGAGCGGTGACAGTATTATTAAAAATGATCTGCAAGCCCGTTGTAATATAGCTAATAAAGCAAAGGCAGATATTTTTGTCAGTATTCACCTTAATAGCGGCTCGGATAAAGCTACTGGTAGTGAGGTTTATTATTATAAGAATTCGCAAAATGGCAAGAGGTTGGCTGGGGAGATTTTAACCTCTCTTGTAACCTCTCTTGATGGTGTAGGATTAGGTCTCTTCGCTGTTCCTCTTGAGGCCCAAACCGATACATTAGCCGAGGCCAATAGAGGGATTAAGGAAGGCAGATTTTATGTTCTTGCAAATACAGCCATGCCAGCCTGTCTTGTTGAGGTAGATTTTATCAGTAATCCAGAAGTAGAGGCAAAGTTAAGGGATAACAGTTTTAGGCTTAGAGCGGCCAATGGAATAGCTGGAGGTATTTTCAAGTATTTCGGAATTCCATATCCCTTTGGTTATGAAGATTATAAGCTGAGGGCTCTTGAAAAATTATCTAGGGCCGCAAAGTTTAATAGCTATCATTCCCCTGATGAGGTTGTAGATTTGGGCTTTTTGAGTGTTATACTCGAAAGGCTAAAACTTATTTGACTTGGAAGGGGGTGTTTCCATGCAGGAAGATCTTATTGCCCAGACTTTAACTAATTTAGTGCAGTTGGTCATTATTTTTGTTGGTGGTTTATTGGTTAGGTATTTAAAGAGCAATTATACCAGCACTCAACTAAAAAGGGCGATGGCTATAGCTGATACGGTCGTCAGGGCTGTTGAAATGATTGCTGTGGCCTATGGTTTCAGCCCGCAGGAGAAAATGAAAAAGGCGGTTGAAATGGCTAAAGTGTTCGCTCAGAACCATGGTCTGAAACTGACCGATGAACAGTGGCAGACCATGATTGAAGCCGCAGTACATCAAATGAAAGTTCTAGGTGAGGAGCTGAAAAAAGATAATGGAAAACAATAAACAATTCTTTTTGTCTCCTGATTTACTGCTGTCCGTGCCACCTCTTGCTTTCCTTTTGGTATTTTTGGTTAATTATGTGAATGATGGTCAGAGAGAATTCATTCTTTACAATGATGTAGATCCGTCTGAATTTGCCATTTTGGATTTATATCAGACACTTTTTGATTTGCAGGATGCTGGCCTTATTGAGGTTGAAACTAGAGTTAGGCTTACTGATAATTTGATTCGTATGATTCGGGATAGCGAAGGAAAAGAGTTCAGTTCTGATAAAAATATCTATGAAGGCTATCAAAAAGCCGTTGGGGAGGATTGTAAAGTGGTTTCGCTATTTGAAGCCAAGAAAAGTAGGGAGGTTTGAGATTGTATTCTGATATACAGGAAAAATGTTATAAATTACTTCGTCTACTATTTCCTCTCCAGAAGATTGAGCAGAATTATTATGTTAAATACAGGGGAGGTAGATTTTATATAGACTTCTACCTCCCCCTTCTTGGCCTTGCTATTGAAGTTGATGGTAAACAGCATTATGAACGTGTCAAACATTTTCATCGTACCACTTTTGATTTTCAGGCTAGTTTGTACCGTGATAGAAGGAAAGAGGAATGGGCCATTGAGAACGGGATTGTTCTTATAAGACTTACAGAAGAAGAATTGAGGAACCTTGATATGGAAAGGTTCGGGAGGGTTTTACATGAAAGATTTAATAAATTTAAAAGAGGAGCTGAAGATAATATCAAATAAGCTTAAGCTCGAAAGCGATTTGATACTGGCTAATGAAGCACAGGACGGCTTTAAGGTTATTCCCACTGGTTCATTTACTCTTGACCTGTATTTGGGAACTGGTGGTTATCCCTGTGGCAATATGACTCTTATTTATGGGCCAGAGAGTACGGGAAAAAGCAGTTTGGTTTATGTTGCCATTAGAGAGGCTCTTAAGAAGGAGCCAGATAAGTATGTCCTTCTACTGGAAACCGAGGGGACTTTCCAGAAAGAAAAGCTTGCCCTGCTTGGAGTTGATTTGAATCGAGTTATTTATTACCCTCCTTCTAACCTCCAGGAAGTAATGAATTTGATTGAGGCGTTTATAAGGAATGGCAGGGTAAGTATGATTGTCCTGGACTCCATTGCTTCTGTACCTACTGAGTCTGAGGCTAAAGGTAAGGCTGGCGAAGAGGGACAAATGGCTGAGATAGCACGGCTTACGTCTAAGCTGAACAGGCGTATTTCTCCCATCTTACGTAAAAGCGATGTTGCTCTGATTATTGTGAACCAAGCCCGCCATGTTATGGGCTATCAGAACGCTTATCGTTATCCTGGAGGTAATGCCCTGGGCCATTGGGCTTCCATAATCATTCAGCTTGTTCGCATAAATAGTTTCGATGAAAAATATATAAGGGATTCTCTTGATGAGGTAATTGGTTTTAATATAAGGGCCAGAATAGAGAAGAACAAATATTCGTCGCCTAAAGAGGTGAGGTTCAGCTACTACATTAATGGCGGCGTCGATCCTTATGAAGAGGTTCTTGATGTGTCGAGAAATGAAGGTCTTATTACTCTTGCGGGGCCTTACTATAAGTATGGTGATAGTAATATAGGTCGTGGGCGAAATGAAGCCCTTGATAGACTTCGCACTGATACAGAGCTATTTGAGGAATTGAAAAGCAAATTATGGGATAAAAGGAGGGGAATTGTAATTGAGGGAAGCGATTTTACAGGAATTGAGCAATCAGGGGATACATCTAGTTGAGTACCAGGAAAGGTTTGAGGAAATTGTAAGATTGAAACCGGAAGAATTACGAGAGATGGAGCTTTTTGAGCTGGCTGAAAACATATATATTCTGTCCCATTACCTCCTATATTTAGGCCAGATTAAGGCTCTTCGCCGAATAGAATATAATAGACTTAAAAATGAACTAGATTTAATTATTGAGAGTATTAAGGGCAAAACTAAAACTGAGAAAAAACTAAAAGCAGTAGAGGATTTAAAGGTAGCCAGAATGTTTGAGTTTGCTGAATTATTAAATGGACAAATAATCTTCCTGGAAGAGACAATAGATAAGTTATGGGAAGTTCTTAGAGGATTAAAGTTGATATACGAAGCTAAGTCATGGGAAGTGGGAAGGCCATGAGCGTAGAAGAAGCAAGAACAATTTCCGACCTTGTTTCAGAGAGAGCAATTTTATCCCTTCTAATAAATAATCCCAACATGGCTATTGATATATTTTCAGATCTTGAGCCAGATGATTTTATCTCCCAACCACATAGAGAGCTGTTTGTTTTCATTCGTAATTATTTGAGTACCAAAACTAAAATATCACGTTTGAGCGCATTTTTCCTAATTTCACTACTTGATAAAAATGGACTTCTTGAGGTAGTGGGGGGAAAGGAGTATTTAAACGCGCTTGAAGAAATGGATGTTTCCCCTGATGCCTACACTTATTATCGTGATCAACTTAAATTCTTTTCCCTAAAAAGAAAAATGTATCTTGTAGCTGAGTCTATTAAAGAAGATTGTTTAAACACTCAGGAAGGTAATATTGATGAATTCATTGGTAAACAAGAACAAAAAATGATAGATCTTGTACTTACTTCACGCTACCGAGATGATGTGGTTAATTTGACTAATGTTAGTGGTTTTGTAGAGCGTAAAAAGATAATGTACCAAAAGGGAGAAATTCATGGCATTCCTACTACATGGCCTGAGTTTGATAGTGAGTATGGGGGCCTGATACCAAAAAGACTTTATGTTTTTGGTGCCCGCTCAAAAAACTTTAAGTCTGGTACATTGTTAAATTTGGCAGTTAACGTTGCTGTTAGGCAAAACTTCCCTGTTCTTTATATAGATCTAGAATTATCTGAAGAAGTTATGCGCTCCAGGTTGTTGAGTATGGTGGCTGAAGTGAATAATGACCTGATAGAAAATGGTAGATACAACAAATACCCGAATTTAGTTCAAAAAGTGAATGAGGCATTAGAGATACTCAAAGATAAGGAACTGTATTATGTAAGACTAACTTCCTATTCTGTTGAACAGTTAAGCTATTTAGTCAGAAAGTATCACGGCAAGTTTGGTATAAAACTCCTGATTTTTGACTGGCTTAAATTGCCAGATGGGGATAGTTTGCGTTATGCCCAGGAAAGGCAGATATTGGGAGTTATAGCTACATCCCTTAAAGACCTTGCAGAGCGATTGGAAATACCTGTTTTGTGTGCCGTACAATTGAATCGTTCGGCTGTTGGCCGGGACGAAATAGACGAGACTGCTATAGCGGAATCAGACCGTATATTATGGATTTCTGATTATCTACTCTTCCAACGATGGAAAACAGAAGAAGAGCTTGAAAGAGACGGCAGGGAAAATGGGAACTTAGTAATGCATAGCGGCGATAACCGTTATGGACGTATTTATAAGGCTTGGTTTGATGTTGATGTGGATAGGGATAAAACTCTGGTAATGCGGGAGGTCAGACGGATAAAATGAGCCATGCTACCAGAAGTTGTAAGGATTTCTATAGAACAATCCTTGGACGCTGAGATGTTGCTGGAGGCCCTGGGAGCAAAGGGGATCAGACAGACCCCACGGGGACTGCGCTCTACATGCCCCATACATGATGGTCAGAATACGACTTCCTTCTGGTTTAATACCGATGAAATGAGCTGGTACTGTTTTTCTGAGCATTGCGGGAGGGGGTATGAGAGAAATGTATTCAATCTTGTTTACCTAGTGAAGTTAAAAGAAGGCGTGGAAATGACGGAAGATGAGATACTGGCCTTTTTGAGACATTTCTGTTCCGTACCGATTGATATAGATGTATCTTCTATTGATCAGGAGAATGCGACACACTTCCTTGAGCTATTTGAGATAAAAAAATGGCTGAAAAAAATGCGTCGTTCCAAAAATTTACTTGTGGCGTATCCCGAAGATGTGTTGCATGGTTTTATTAAGGATAACAGTTATTTAGAGGAAAGAAATTTGGCTGGTCTGGCTGGGGAGTTTGAAATATTATTTTCACCCACTGGCCTGGATAACGAGCCGCATGAGGACGATTTTCCTGGAAGGATTATCTTTCCGATAAGGGACGACCAGAGGAGGCTTGTGGGGATAAGCGGCAGGCTTGCTACGGATGACAAGAAGTTAATAGGTAAGTATGGCAAGTATAGACATAGCCGTGGGTTTAAGAAAAATTTAGTGCTTTATAACTTTTTTAGAGCCCTACCTTATATCAAGAAAGCCAAAAAGGTTGTTTTGGTGGAGGGGTTCTTTGATGTAATGCGTTTATGGTCTTATGGCATAAAAAACGTTGTTTCTCCTCTTGGCACTTCATTAAGTAAACAGCAGGTTAAGCTTTTAGTCCCATATGTTAATGATGTCGTACTAATGTTCGATGCTGATAGAGGGGGCAGAAGTGGCCTTGAAATGGTAAAGTATGTGGCTGGTAAACATTTCAATCTTTACACGTGCGAACTTCCCGAAGGGAAAGATCCTGATGATCTCTCACAGGAAGAAGTAAACAGGGTATTAATTTCAAAAATGTTTTGTGGAGGGGACAAAATATGTCAACCACCCCTAGCTAAAGCTAGGGGCTTGTTGGAGTAGCGCAATGCCATGCGCGAAACGCAAGTTAAACGGGAGACTAGGGTGGCCGAGATCAGTAAAACTGGTCGTCTGAAGGCAACTGAACTGACTGGGCGTGGTAGCCCAAAACACGATACGGGTGCTCCCCTAGCCTGTATCCTCTGTGTCAGTCAGTCCCGAAGGGGGTAATTGCCGCCGAAAGGCGAGATTGGGAGGTAACTCTCAATGTTATATGTACCTGTAGTTAGTAGCACTGGAAAACCGTTGATGCCGTGTCATCCGGCAAGGGCTAGAGAATTAGTTCGGAAGGACCGTGCAGTACGGCGGTTTAGCCGTGGTATCTTTTACATCCAGCTTTTGGACAGGGAAGACGGTAAAGTACAAGATGTTGCTGTCGGTATAGACCCTGGCAGTAAAAAAGAGGCACTAACAGTCAAGTCCGAAGCGCACACTTACTTGAATATCCAGGCAGATGCAGTAACTTGGGTTAAGGATGCTGTTGAGGCTCGCCGTAATATGCGCCGTGCAAGGCGTTTTCGCAAAACTCCCTGCCGAGCAAACCGAAAAAACCGCTCTAGAGGAGGTATCCCGCCATCAACGATGGCTCGTTGGCAGTGGAAACTCCGGCTATGTCGTTGGCTAGCAAAATTGTATCCAATCACATGCTTTGTAGTCGAGGATATCAAAGCACATTGCTTTGGTGGACGGCGCTGGAATTGTTCGTTTTCGCCACTGCAAGTTGGTAAAGAGTGGTTTTATAAAGAATTAAGCAAATTAGCACGGGTAGAAACGAAGCAGGGCTATGAAACCAAAGAACTGCGTGATGCATATGGACTAAAGAAGGTTGGTAATAAGCGAGCTGAGGTTTTCGAGGCCCACTGCGTAGACTCCTGGGTGCTGGCAAATTGGTGGACGGGAGGGCATGTTAAACCGGATAATACACGGTTATTATGTATTACACCACTCCGTTTCCATCGTCGCCAACTTCATCGTTTTCAACCTGAAGCAGGTGGGATTCGTAAACCATACGGTGGAACTCGTAGTCATGGTTTCAAACGGGGCAGTTTGGTTAAACATCCCAAGTGGGGAGTGGTTTATGTAGGCGGATGTCTTAGAGATCGAATTAGTTTGCATTCTATAGTAACTGGGAAACGCTTAACACAAAATGCTAGACCTTCAGACTGTCAATTCATAACTTACAGTTCCTGGAGGTACAAATATATTGCATAGAAAGGAGGTAGCGGCACTTCTCCCCATAGCTAAAGCTAGGGGTCTCCACGCCGCAAAGTCACAATGACAAAAGGAAAACGTACAGCTCAAAATTATGAACCTGTAAACGAGTGTAGATTCCAGGGTGAGGCTATTAAAGTTAAATATGGAAATGGGAAGGTTTCTTACTGGCGTTGTCGTATTAAAGTTGCTTCTGTAACTGGCAGAAAATGGCCCACCAATGTTGATGTTGTGGCTTTTGGGGAATTAGCAGAAGAAATGCAGAAAGTTAAAGAAGGAGATATTGTAAATGTACTCTGTCGTTTTGAATGGAGCAAGCGGAATAATGGATATGAACCGAATTTTATAGTTCTCCAGGCTACAGTTATAAGTAAGGGCAATAGTAATAGTCGTTCAAATAAAACCTATAATCAACCACAGGCAACAAAAAGGAGTGGAGATGCTGACTCATTATGGTAGTAACACAATATAATTATTTGCCTACAAAGTACGGAATAATGAAGGTGGAAGATATAGCACAAGATTTGAAGGAAGGGGAAGTGCGTAAGGTATTTATTGAGCTGAATGAGGAAAGCGAAATAAGGGGCATAACAACCAACGATCTTATGGAGGTTATTATACTTGGCACAAGACTAGGATTTACCCTATATGCTATTCCTTTTGTATCGGTGCGGACTTTTAAACATACTGTTAGCAAGAGGGGCTTGGAAGATCTCGGCTGTTTTAGTTGGGTAGTTATATCTACAGATTACTACCCAGACGTGGTTGCGGGTGTAAATTTGCCAGAGGTACAGACCAGAGGGAGCATAAAAACTCCCTTTGGTCTCACCTATGACTTTTTGCTGTGGCTGGGTTTCTTCTATAGTTCGGCTATTGTTTCTGATGATAGGATTACGTTTCTGGTTTCACGGGATATAACTGAATTAACTGAGTACCTTACAGACAAGTTGTTTGGTCTAAAACCTTCTGCTGGGGATGCGCTGACATACACGGAGCCAGAACTTATAGAGTTTTTAACTTTGTTGGGCATTTTACGGAATAGGAGGAAGGATATTCCCCTACTTCTTCGAGGTGCAGGGAAACAACTTCTTTACACATTATTTAGGGCCAGTCTTTCGGCTAGCTTAACAAAGACACTTTTGGAAAAGGAAGTGGTTTTGTTTCTGCTTCATGAACTGCCTATAGCCAAATTATATCAAAAATTACTGCTTGCCCTTGGAATTGTTACGAACCTGGAAATTCTTAATACTTCTACTGGCACTTATTATGCCTTATACCCTTTAGGTGCCCATTCTGCCATGAAAATAATCCGCGATGTCGGGGTGTTAAAGGAGGCTTATGTGTATGACAGTTTTAATCATCTCTCTCCTTACAATGTAAATAGAAATCTAAATCTAGACTTTCTTGATATAGGAGAGGCAATTTCTAATACATCAAGGGGCATTAATTACCTGACCAAGCTAATTGTTAATACCACTTTTGGTTATTCTAAAACAGTTTTTCATAATGCTTACGAAAACTATATCATAGATCAGATAATCTCGATACAAAGATATGTTTTGCCGACATATAAACTTTTCGTGAGCAATACAAAAGAGCTTAATTGTGATGGTTTTATCCTTGAATTTCCCCAGGAGGTTTTGGCTTTATGAAAGCACGAATAGGCGGCATTCAAACTTTGGCCCTTGCTGAAACGGACGGTATTTCCCTTAATATTTACTTTCAAGGATGCTTGCGCCATTGTAAGGGCTGTCATAATCCTCAGTTCTGGCCCCTTGATGGCGGCAAAGAGATGAGTGTTTTAGAGTTAGTTTCGTTGCTGGAAGAAATGAAGCCCTACCATGATACCCTTTGTTTCTTGGGGGGAGAGCCCCTCTTACAGACAGATGTTGTAGAGGTGCTTGCAAATTACGGCAAGGAAATGGGTTATACTCTCTGGCTTTTTACTGGATATGAAGTATTTGAGATACCACCAAATATATTACCTCTTTTTGATGTTATTAAATGCGGCCCTTATATTGAAGAGTCAAGAACAGAAGGTTTTCCAGCAAGTAGTAATCAATATATCCTTCGTAAAGAGAGATAGGGAGGGATAATTATGCTAATTAACCTGACGTTTGAGCCTGAATTTGACCAACTTTATGAGAGCTTTGATGAGCGTTATCTTCAGCTTGAGGGTATCAGTAGGCGCAAGATTGATATTGGTCAAATGTCTCGCGATTATTTTGTTCATAAAGTTGCAGATATATCTATAGATGCTAATGCCAACGTTGATGATGAAAAGTCTCCTAATAACTATGTTATGGAAATTACAAAGGGAATCTTGAAACTAGAGGGTTACTATCTCCTCTGGCGATATGCCAAAAAGAGGTTTGGTCTTAAGAGGGCTAATAAACTGCTTAAAGCTATTATAGAGGGAGACTTGTATTTCCACGATGCTTCTTCAGTTAAGTTACAAATGGCCTACTGCCTTGCATTTTCTACTACTCCACTTATGTACGATGGTAGGCGTTATGGCCAACTTTATTCACTTTCTCCAAAACGAGCAGATTCATTTATGGCACAGGTAATCGAGACCACAATGGACTTATCGCAGAGTTTTGCGGGTGCGATAGCCCCTGGCGATCTGATTGTTAACTATGCTTGGTATGCCAAAAAGGATAATTTGGATGATTATAAAATACTGCAAGACTTTCAAAAGTTCGTGCATGTGATAAACAATAAGTTTCGGCTTGGTCAGGACAGTCCTTTTGTAAATATTTCCCTTTTTGACAGGCCCAATCTTGAAAAGGTGTTCGGAGAGTATGTGTATCCAGATGGGAGTAAGCCAGATTTTGACTGGATAATGCACATTCAAAAGCTTTTCGGTAAGTGGTTTGCGAAAGGTGATCCGGCAACAGGATTACCATACAGGTTCCCAGTTTGTACGGCCAACCTTATGATAAACAAGAATAGAAACATTATAGATCAGGATTTCCTTGATTGGATTGCTCAAAACAATATAGAGCGTGGCTGTTTCAATATTTATGTTAATGATGGCGAAAAGATAGCTTCATGCTGTCGCTTAACAAACAACCTTGAGGAAATGCGTAAGAAACGTGCGGACACTTTTGGGAATGGTGGGGTCAACATAGGAAGTTCGAGAGTCGTTACACTTAATCTCCCCCGCATTGCCCGTAAAGCGGTAGGGAATGAGAAGAAGTTCTTTGAAGTGTTAGAGGACACACTTTGTAAAGCTAGAGATCTCCTCTTGGTTCATCGTGAGGAGATTTTACAAAGAAGAATAGAGCAAGGCTTCCTGCGGTTCTTTAAGCCCCTTAAGTGGTTTAATTTAGGAATGTTCTTTAATACTTTTGGTTTAATTGGTGTGTATGAAACGTGCCAATTGATGGGTTATAACATTCTAGAAAAAGATGGTCAAGACTTTGTGGAAAGAGTGCTTCGGTATATAGACAAGCGAACATATGATTTTTCCCTGGAAAACAATTGGGCTTTCAATGTTGAACAGATTCCAGGTGAAACTGCGGCAGTAACATTGGCTATGAAAGACGAAGTGTATTTTGGTAATAACAGGTATAAGCTGTACAGTAATCAGTATGTACCTTTAATAGAGGATGTTGATCTATTGACTAGGATACTTGTAAACGGCAAATTTCTTGATTTGACCAGCGGTGGTGGTATTGTCCATCTAAACCTGTCTGACAGGGTTAAAAACGAAGTACAAATGAAAAAATTAATTGAAACCTGCTTGATGGCTGGAGCTACACACTTTGCAATAAATTATGCTTTTAGACAATGTTGCTCTTGCGGTGATGTAACTTTAGGAACATTGAATACACCATGTCCTAAGTGTGGCGGCACCAGCTTTGATTGGATAACGAGGATTGTTGGTTATTTCAGTAAAGTATCCGCCTGGAATCCAGTAAGGAGGGATTATGAATTTAGTCTGAGAAAATTTGTAAATCATAACAATGGTTAAAGAGGAGGGGAATAGTATGTCATACCATATTAAATGGGCTAAAGTAAGACCCAATGCTATTATTCCATCTAAGCGTCCTGGAGATGCTGGTTTCGATATTTATGCCTGTATTGAAGAAGATGTATGGATCTGGCCCCAGGAAACCGTAATGGTTCCTACGGGAATTGCCTATGAAATTACTGAAGGTTGGCATTTGATAGCTAAAGAAAGGGGAAGTACAGGAAAAATTGGCCTTAAGACAAGTGCCGGAGTTAATGATTCTATATTCAGAGGGGAAATTTATGCTTTCTTGTACAATGCAAGCAATAAGATTATTATCTTGAGCATAGATGCTAACAAAACAATGAATGGGTTAGTTGAGGATGATTGCGATCCCAATACATTTGTTGTTTATCCAGTTACTAAGGCCATACAACAGCTTATACCTGTCTATAGTCCTGATGGCACATGGGAAGAAGTGGAATATAGCGAACTTTCTCAAACAGAACGTGGGACTGGTATGTTAGGAAGCACGGGTAAGTGAGGGGAATTTGACAGGCTAAAATTTCTATAGTAAAATAGAATTGACTTGGAATACTAAAACAAGGAGGGGCTTTTCTTGGGCTATATTCCCCTGCACGTACACACTTACTGGAGCCTTCTGGATGGGCTTATGACCATTGACCAGTATATTAGTAGGGCCAAGGAGTATAATATACCAGCTCTAGCCATTACCGATCATGGAACTCTGGCTGGTGTGCCAGAGTTCTACCAAAAATGCCGCCAGAATGATATAAAACCCATTATTGGCTGTGAGTTTTACTTTACCCCTGATATCGGGATTAGGGAACGGGATAAAATTTTCCACCTAACTCTTTTGGCCCGCTCGGAGGAAGGCTATAGGAACTTATTGAGGCTCTCTAGTTTCTCCTATGAAGAGGGATTTTATTACAAGCCAAGAATTGATTTTGCTTCCTTGGAAAAACACAGGGAGGGACTTATATGCCTTACTGGTTGTCCCGCAGGCATGATTCCAAGAGCTATAATGCAAGGAGAAATGGAGGAAGCCCGAGAGACTCTTGAAAAATTGCTATCGTTATTCAAGGAAGATCTTTATGTCGAAGTTATGGATCATGGTCTGGACTTCCAGCAGGTTATCAATGAGGGGCTAATAGAGCTGGCAGAGGAAAAGGGTCTGCCAGTTGTCCCTACTAATGATACCCATTATTTAGACAAGGCCGATTCCGAAATTCATAGAATCCTCTTAGGGATACAGGTTGGTAAGACACTGCAACAAATAGAAGAAAGGGGAGATTTTGAAGGTTACTGGAAGTCCTCTGAATTCTACTTTAAGAAAGCGGAAGATTTTAATTTCGATAACTCCTTACTTAAAAATACCTATCTTGTAGCTGATAAATGCTCAATAACCATTCCCGAACTGGAAAAGACAGATTATAAATTTCCAGAGGTAGGTATTTCAAGTACAAAGTATATTTGGGCTAAGTGCCTGAAAAGGCTCCTTGAGGAGTTTGGTTCTTCCAGGGAGTATTATGAAAGAATGAGGTATGAGCTGGAGGTAATAGAGAAACTTGGTTTCATGGACTACTTCTATATCATTAAGGATATTATTGATTTCTGTGATAAAAATGGAATTCCCAGGGGGGTCGCCAGAGGCTCCGTTGGCGGCTCCCTAGTGGCATACCTCCTTGGCATAACCAATGTTGATCCTCTTAAGTATAATACTCTTTTCGAGCGCTTCCTCAACCCGGACCGTGTTTCCTTACCCGACATAGATCTGGACATTTCTAAATCACGCCGCCAGGAAGTAGTGGAGTACCTGTACCAGAAGTATGGCAGGGATAAAGTAGCTCACATAGGAACTTATGGCACTATTGAACTAAAAACAGCAATAAGAGATGTGGCCCGTGTCAAGTATGGTATGGTTTATGACACCAAACAAATTAGCAATGATTCCTCCCTGGAGGAACTGCTTGCTTCAACTAGCGATGTGACCGAAAAACATATATTTACTATTGCTGATAAATTACGGAAATTGAAAAGGCATGGCTCTACCCATGCCGCAGGCTTAATAATCTCTCCAATACCTATTAGGGAGATTGTTCCTTTGAGGGTGGATAAAGGAGAGGTAGTTACGCAATGGGAGATGGAGGATATAGAGAGAGTTGGGCTGGTTAAATTTGACCTCCTGGGTTTACGTACAGTTGATGTAATTGATAGCACGGTAAAGTTAGTTAAGGAGAGACATGGAGTTGAAATTGATATTAATAATCTTCCCTTTGATGATAAAAAGACCTGGAAGCTTCTAAGGGAGGGAAGGACTAAGGGAGTATTCCAATTTGAAGGCAGTGGCATTGCTAAACTAATCAAGGATATGAAGGTATCAGAGTTTGAGGACTTGGTGGCGGCTAATGCCCTTAGCTAATGGGGGCATTAAAAGCGGGTTATATGCTGGAAAGCCCTAAAGCCCTCTAGACCACAACGTAGCTGGCGACAGCAAGCGTGATGGTTAAAAACTAGAGGGATGAGGCATTAAGCCGAAATGGGTAATCAGCAGGGAACGAAGCTCTTAGAGCTTTGGCCCTCAACGACTATGGGAATATCCCACTCCTAAATAGGCAACTGTTTAGGGGAACCCCGCTAGCACTCTCTATGAGAGTGTGAATGATATAGTCTGATCTCTGACCGAAAGGCAGAGAGCTAGGCAGAAATGACCTAGCCTTATCCGATGTTCTATCGGATAAGTAACAAAATGCTACCGTCCTGGGCCGCTTGATAGTAAGGATGAGCAGGGGAAAACAATGGTGGAGCACTATGTAGACAGGAAGTTGGGTTTTGAACCTGTAGAGTATGATCATCCTCTATTGGAGCCAATCTTAAAGAATACATTCGGCGTATGTTTAGCTGAGGGAACCCAAGTGTATTTGGCTGATGGTAGTAGCAAGCCCATTGAGAATGTTGAGGTTGGAGATAAAATCTTAGCAATTGATCAGAAAGGTCTTGTTACTACCGATTATGTCGTTCATAAATATGATAATGGAATACAAGATGTTTATCAGATCGTACTGGCTTCTGGTAGAGTTATAGAAGCGACACAAGACCATAGGTTTTTAGTTAACGGTACATGGCGATCTGTGGCGCAATTGAATGTAGGGGATCTACTAGCTGTACCACGCAATATGCGTTCTGATGTGTTTACTTTATCATATAATGTAGATAAATTACGCCTGTTAGGTTATTATCTGGCAAATGGATGGTACAGAGGCGGCAGTGTTGAGTGGTGTTCAAAAAACGAGGTTTTATTACGTGATTTTATAGAAAGAGTTACTAGAAGTTTTCCCTCTGATAAGATTTATGCTATTTCGTGTGTAAGGGGAGTTACTAGGTATCTAGTAACTAAAAAAGACGAATTGAGAGTTTCTCAGTATCATGCTCCTTCGCAGTTTGGACAGTGGCTTATATCTCTCGGTTTACGTGGTAAAGATGCTCATAATAAGTCTATTCCAAAATTCATTTTTAGTCTAAATGATGATTGTAAGGCAGAGTTCTTAGCCGCATTATTTGATTGTGATGGTTGTGTTACTGCTAAGACTGTCACTTATAAGACAGTATCACGACAATTAGCTGTCGAAATTCAAAAATTGCTATTGTTGTTGGGCATAAACAGTGTAATCTACCTGAGTAAGTATACAACACAAAGAAATGGAGATGGGGAAGCATATACAGTGATAATATACGACATGGAGCGTTTTTATAATAAAATTGGTAGACTTATGATCAGTGGTAAATTTAGTAAAATGCCTGATGGTATCAAAAGAGAGAACGGATGTATACCTAGAGAGGTTATTAAGCCTGTTGTTACTACCATCAAGAAGGAAAGAAAAGTATCTTCTGTTGCTAATATGATAGGTGTAGACAGGCATGTGTTTACAAGAAAACATAACTATATAAAACGCTACGTTGTTGCTAAGCTCTATAAAGTAATCAAAGATAAATGTTTGGAGTTTGCGCTGAATCTTAATTGGGATAAAGTAAAAGCAATTAATTACGTAGGTAAGAAGAGGGTTTATGATTTGTCTACGCAAACGTACCATAATTTTATAGCCAATGGTATTGTTGCTCATAATTGTATTTATCAGGAGCAAATTATGGAAATTGCTAGAGTTCTAGCTGGCTATACAATGAGCGATGCCGATGAGCTTAGGAAAGCCGTAGGGAAGAAAAAAGCTGAAATAATTGCTAAACATAAAGAAAAGTTTATAGAAGGTTGCGCCATAAATGGAATTGACTTAGATACTGCCGAAAAAATCTACGAAAAGATTGAGACGTTTGGTCGGTATGGGTTTAACAGGTGTATAGATGGAGATGAACTTGTGCTGACTACTAATGGTAAACATCTACCTATTAAAGACATAAAACCAGGAACGAAACTTTGGAGTGTTAATGAGGCGGGGAAATTGGTAGAAAATGAAGTTGTAGAACTTATATTTTCGGGCATACAGGATGTGTACG